ACTGGCGACCTCGGTTGAAGATTACGAAGCGCTGTTGCCGTGGAACTGCTCGCCGGTGTCGCCTAGCTAAGCGTGCCACCCATCTTGACGTCGGTGGGGTTTATGGAGCGCTTACCTTGATCCCACCCACTGACTCGGTTGAATGGTCGTCCACCGTCCTGGTGTGGCTCTGGAAGCTCTCCGTATTCTGCATCGCCTCCACTTCCCGCTCGATCGCCTTGTCATGGATCTTGCCGTCCGTTTGGCGCAGCCAGTTGCCGTCGGCGTCGACGCGCTGCTGGCAGGCCTCACTGTGCTGCCACACCTGGTCACCCTTCGGTACCCGGGGCAGGCTCAGGCCGTGCGGCAGGATCTGCGTGATAAAGGGCTTATGCGGCAGGCCGTAGGCAAAGCAGACCACCACGGTGGTGCCCTCTTCGGGGAAGCCGAACATGCCCGCTTCTTGCCCACCCATCGGCGCCGGCAGCGGCAGGCCGGTCAGGATCGGCAGCGCAGGATCTGGCTCGCCATCGGGCAGCAACACTTCCACGTCGACGCCGAAGCGCGGCCGAAAGTCGTCGCACAGGCCAGGTGCGGCCGGCGCATCGGGCACGGCCACCACTCGGCCAAAGCGTGGCAGGTGATAGCCGCCGGTGAGTTCGGGGAATTGTCGCTCTACGCTGCGACGGATTGCGTCGTCCATTTGATCGCCATTTGGTTGCCGGCAAGGGTCACGCTGGTGATTCTCTCGCCCTGGTTGATGGTTGCACCTGGGCGCAGTCCTGGAAGGGCCGCGATCATTGCGCTCTGGTTGCCCTGGTAGCCGTCGAACAGTTCGACGGGGAGCTGCAGCGGCGAGCGGATACCGAAGAAGCTATCCGCCCAACTGCCCACAAACACGTCGCCGTCGCCCTGCTGCTGCCAGATAAAGTCGGGGATGTTGAACACGCTGGCCAGGCTGTCCATGGCCAGGTAACCAGCGGCCAGGCTGTAGAAAAAAGGGGCTTTGACCTTGGCGTAGGCCTTGTCCGGCACGCGAAAGCGCAGCCCGGTCTTGTCGCTGACCTCGGCCAGCACGCCCTGCAGGTCGACGTGGCGCAGGTTCAGCGGCATGGGCTGCGACAGGATCGCCGTAAGTTCGCGGCAGACCAGGATCTGCTGCACGCTGTTGATCGCCGTGGACCGCTCAACGAAGCCGATGAAGTGGCGTTGCAGCGGGCTGTCGTTGTAGCCGACATCGAGCATCACCAGGCCTTTGACCGGGACACCGGCCTGAATGGTGAAGGTCGCCCGGCCGGGGCTTTTGATATCCAGCCGGACTTCATCCTTGATCAGTGGGTAAGGCGTGCCGCCGATCGTCAGTACCTTGTGCAGTTTCATGGTGTTGGGGCCAGCCAGTCGTCGACCTTTTTCAAGGTCCGTTCAAAGCCACTCAGTTCCTCGGGTTTGCCGGTACCGCCGCCCCCACCAGCAGCGGAGCCGCCGACCGCCGAACCCGGGCCGGACTGCGACGTAACGCCGTTGCCGGCGCGCCGGTTCTCCACCCGCTCAGGGTTGGACAGCTTCTCTGACAGGGTGAACTGCACCAGCCACTGATTGAGGGTGTCGTCCTCCCGCGCACTCACACCGTCACTGAACTGCACTTCGCGGATACCGAAAGCGGCGGCGGTGTCGTTAACGATGCGGTACATCTTGAGCTGGCCACCGCCGGCCGTGGCTTCGGCCAAACGCATCAAGTCACGCAGTTGCACCGCGTCAACGAACGGAATCGTCAAGCTCACGGCCAGGGTTTTGGGCTTGAAACCCTTGTGCGCGGTCTGGCTGTTGCTGGTCTGGCCCGACAGATCGTCGCTTTCGATACGCAGGTTGGCGGTGATTTTCAGCCGCTTGCCCAGGATCTGCTGACCATCAAGTAGAAGTGTCATAGGCCGACCAACTCCCGAACAAAGCTCAAGCCATCGAGCGAGCCCACCAGCAGCACGCCGGCGCACAGCACCCATTCGTGACCTGGTGCATCGCCCTGCAGCAAGGCGCGGCGCAGTTCGTTGTTGTCGCCTGGGCCCAGGATCCGCGCACGCATGCTGTGATCGGCGTTGCCGTCTGCCAGCAGCGCTTTCAGATCGTTCAACTGCTTGTCGCGGTCCTGCTGCTGGGCTGCTTTGCGTCCAGCCAATGCGGCCAGGTCACCCATGGGCGAGCTGTCGGCCGCGTAGCTCTCCAGGATGGCGATCTGGCCAGCCATGGATTGTTTCGCCGCTTTGACCACTGTGCACCGCTCCAGGGGCAGCGCAGACCAGCGCGGCAAAGGCCCGGCGCTGGGGATCTCCCACTTTTCGGCCTCCAGCCGCGACAGGTTCCGCGCACGACGTTCAGCGCGCACCAGGTCAGGGATCGGCAGCAGTGCATTGAAACGCGCCAGGGTTTCGGCGAACTGATCCAGACGCGTGCCCAGGAACATCAGCGACAGCGCATATTGAGGGCCAGCCGGTCGGCCGCTGTCACTGGCGTCGACCAGTTTGGCGGCCAGCTGCTGCAGCAAGTTCGGCGCCGACAGAAACCGCTGGTGGCCACGGCCCTGCCCTACTCCGCTTTGGAATGGCGTCACGGCCAGACATGCCGGCGCCTCGCCCATCTGCCCAGCCAGGGCCGCACGCCCCGCTTCGATCGCGCCCTTGGCCGCATCACCTACTGGCCCCGGGTTGGTGCTGGTCATGCCATCGAGCCCGGCCAGGCGCTCGCTGGTGCTGTTCAGCTCTGCACCGGCCAGATCTTGAGCAGCCGCTAGTTCTCCCATCCATTGGGTCGACTGCTCGGGCCAGCGCATCGTCACTGGTGCCCAATCGCTCACAGTTCACCTTCCCAGCTCACAGCTTCCAAGGCTGCCAAGTCCAGGTCAGTCAACGCTTGATCAAGTCGCTGCTTCAGATCATTGGATTTTTGCAGTTGCTGCAGCTTGAACTGTAGGAAGTCATCCCCCACTTGCCGGAGCTGTGCAGAAGTATGAAGGCGGAACTCCTTTAATCCCTCCTCATCTCGGCAAGGGTAGAGCGTGTCTAAGCCCGCTAATATGGCACCAGTCAAGTTCAACTGATCGTCTCGCAGGCTACTGTATTGGTGTGGTTGTCCCAACGTCGAGGACCATACCCCGCTGGTGATAGCAACTTCACATGCAGTATTGATGAGGCGCAATTGCCTGGTGTAAATCCCGTTTAATTGATCAACTATCGATTGCGCTGGGAGATCAATCAAGATCGGCTGCCCGTTGAGGTCATGGCTACGAACTTTTCCAGGCAGTGGATTGGCGATAACAGACAGAAACACCTCTTCGCTGATCTCCACTGCATCCTGCGGAATAGTCGGGTGAAACCCGACGAGATAAGTGGTGCCAGTTGATGGGCTATACAAACGTTGCATGCTTTTATTCCTTTAGTAACCGATGGCAAAAACAAGAGGAAAGCAAAGCCCTTGATAACCGCCGGAGCCAAACCACTGTGGAAACAGTTTTACGCTTGACTTTGTCCAGGAAGAGGTCTGAAACATGGTGTCTGAGTAGGAGGTGTCATTACCCAAGGTAGTCACGAAGGGCACCAGACACGCCGTTGGAAACTCCATTGGAAAGGCGACTGCTGGATACAAGGTCCCTTCGTTCACGCCCACCGGCCCCTTAAACCACTGAATGATGAAACTGCCCAACCAGGTAGGGAAAACGATGTAACCGTTATTTGTAAAACTGATTAAAAAACCCCATCGCAGTTTTTTAGGAGTGACGTAGTTGGTGTCATTGATGCCTTCGTTCGTCTGTGACTGGGTAGCGATCTTGGCACCGCCTGCGACCGTCTCCGAAGCTTGAGTCGCAGCAGCAATCAACGTCACATCAGCGGAGCCATCTAGGTCAACAGATCCAGTCATCGCACCACTCAGGCTGAACGTTCGCACTGATGACCATTTGGCCGCTTTACCTACGACCGTAGCGCCAGAAATGATGCTGGCAATCGCTGTCCAAATCACGGACACAGCTACTTTCACAGCCTTTGTGGTGGCCAAAATCGCACTGCTGTTGGTTTCTACGTCGTCGCTGATGGCGTTGGGAATGTTCCCCAACTTTACGTCCTCCTTGGTAGTCGATCGGGCACGTAGTCGCTCATAGTCACCCGCACGCAGTGCGAATTGCTGCACCAGCGGGCCGTTGATCGCTTCCACTGACCGTCGATCAGTTACGCCGGCAGCGGCCAGATCGGCGATGGCCACGCAGTAGTGGTTCACCCCCAAGGCATCGGTGTAATCAGCCTTGTCTGCCCCAAAAACTACGGCCCAAGTGGCCACAACGTCACTTATCTCGCGCTGCAGCGCGACATCCAGCCAGGCTGTGGAGGGCAACGCCGGCGGCACAACTGGCAACGCCGCCGATTGCACCAGTCGAATGCCTTCGATGTATGCCGTGCCAGGCTTGAGCTGATAGGCGCTACCGACCTTTTCCAACTGCAGCGAACTACCGAAGAAGCACGCCCGGCCGTACACGTCGCGGTTACTCAGGCGCTCGCGCTCATCAATGCCGGCCAGGCGCACGGTGAAATCGTGCTGCCAGGTGCTCGCGTCGATGGTGATGCCGGTCAGCGCCAGGGCACCGTCAAACGCCACCAGGAAATTGCGGGTCAGGTTGTTACCGATCTGCAATGGCGGGATGTTGCGGCGTTTTTGCTGCACAGGCACATAGGCCACGGCAAACAAAGTGCCCTCGGCGCTTTCCAGGCCGATCCAGTTGAAATCCCAATCGCCTACGTCCGAGCCGATCTGCGCGCTGTAGACCACCTGATTAGGGTTCACATAGCCCGCGTTGGCGTCGGGGATCACGTAGCTGTAAACGATCTGCGCCGCTGCAGGCTTGGCGGCGGCACGGTCTACCGGCCCGTTCGGATCAAGCCCTGGGACGTTGGCAAAAATGAATTTGGCAACTTTCAGCCCAGTGTTGGCGGCTTGTTTCTGCGCGATCAGGCTTTCACCTGCAAGGGTAATGCTGGCTCCCATGAGGGCTCCTAAAGGCGGGCGACCAGCGTTTGCTGATCGTCGTGGAAGTGGACAATGGCGACTTGCACCGGCACCGGTGTGATGGTGGAAAAGTCATAACGCCGGCACGTGCGGCCGTATTGCTGGATCAGCACACGCAGCAGCTCGGGGTTTTTCGATAGCTGGGAGTCGGAAAAGCGCAGCAACACCACGTCCCAGTCCCGGTCGGGCTGACGCTCCTCGATCTCGACATAACCGACGCCCAGGCGCTCCAGGATGCGTTTCATCCCGGCGGTACTGCCGGCGTCGACTGCGTTAATGAAGGCGTACTTGACCCGCAGGCGGTACAAGGCCTCGGGTTCGCCCTTGAAGCGGGTGATATCGCGCTGCCAGGCCAGCAGGTCCAGTACGGTGATGTGGCAGGTGTCGGCGTCCATCTGCAGCAGGGGCCAGCGCAACCAGCCCTCGACCTTTTCCCACCAGGCCTGGGCCGCTGCCTTGAGCTTGGCCAACTCGGTGCCATCGAGCCAGAACGGCAGATCGATCTTAATCATGCAGCAGCACCTCCAAGCTCTGGATCCGCGGGATGTTCAGCTCGCTGATGATGTCGGCCGTGGCAAAGCGCAACGACTCAATGCCGGCGAACTGCTGGTGAAGCTCTTCGCCCAGGCGGCTAAACGAGAACCGCGACTGGGGATAAGTCGGCGTCGGCTGGTAATCCGTGGCGGTGCTTTCCCGAAACGCCGCCCGCACGAAGAGCTTGGCGTTGTCCTCAAGGGTTTCGCGTTGTTCATCTGTCAGGGTGGAGTGTGGCCAGATCTCCATCTGCAGCGCGTGCTGGGTCTCAGGAATGACCATCACCAGTAAATCATCGCCGTGACCATGGTTGCCCTGGTCGCGGATATGCGCGTTGATTTGCTCCAGGTACGTCGCCGCCGGCACGTCCGCCTCAAACAGCACATAGGCATTGGCACTGCCTGGGCCACGTGGCGCGCCGTGTTC